CACCAACGTCAGGCACATGGCTCAAACGATTCCCCTGGTTTGGTGGTTTTGGTTGGCACTCGGATCGGCCTGTTATCGCGATCTCCATAGCACTCATAATGTGCTATATGAGCCCGAAGGATGCTTTACGACGCGTTTCGAAGGCAAGGACCGCTCTATGTAGCAACGGGCGAGATATCGCGAGAGACGCGAAATTTGGAGCTTTAAAAAATACAGGGCTCGGTCAAACGATTTTGGATGCTAGTCGCGATCTTTGTATCGCTTCATCGAGTAACGCGTGGTAAATGTTGCCACGAAAGGCGATAGATAAAGCTAACGGATTGACTGCGTTGCTGGCTGCGATTTGCAGCTTTTCCAGCCACGACCATTTGGCTGCGTTAGCTTCAAGTTGCTGAACGATCCAATCGCGATTTTGCTCACAGCCATCGATACGCCAAGCATCCATCTTGGCCGCGGTCGCCTTGCAGCTGCAGTTTGGCTTCGACGAGATTCCTAGTTCGCTTGTGATCGCAAGAAGCTCGGTCCCTGGTCCGGCTAGAAGCTTTTGCCATGCTAGGATTGCCGCTTTGCCGTGATGCGACTCAACATATTGGTGCGCGACCTCTATGTTTTGTTCATCGACTTGCAGGATGGCTTCGATCCATTGCTGAGGGTCATCGGAGTCGACTATTTTTGTGGCGATATGTTTGCCAATGCCGTATGGGCTGCAAACAACTGGCACTCTCGCATGAACGGCCTCCGCCAAACTGTAGCCAAAGGATTCTTGGCTTGAGGTGCTCAAGAAAATGTCCATTTCTGACAATAGCTTGAAATTGCTGGGTTCTTGCACGATTCGGATGCAATTATCTGGAATATGCACATTTTTTGGAGCTGAAACGTAAAACTTGTAATCACTCGGTAGATGTTTTGCGATGTCTAATGCAAGTTTTGGGCGTTTTTCGTCACTCCAACGGTGGTTCCATAGCACTTTCTTTTTGCCGTCGCGCAAGCTTACTTTCCTGCGAATACCGTGATCAACGCTTGGATTTGGAAGGTATGTGATTTGAAAGTGACTTGCTACCTCTGGATCAATCGCAATCCCTTCTCCACACACTTCAAGTTGCCTTGGGAATATAGATTGAGCCCAGACGCTTGCTAGACTTCCGTGATGCACTGCAATGAATCGCTTTTTGGGATATTGCCTTACGACTAACTCAAGGTTTGGGATTTCTCCCCAGACTAAAACTATATCTGATGCCTCGGCAACTTGATGGAGTCCGTCTTGGCTGTTTGCAATTGTGCACGACACTTGACCGTAATGATTTTGTGGAGTGAATATGCCGCTTACTTTGTCTTGGTACACATGGTCAATTAGCGTGCGAGCCCATGTTTCCATGCCTCCGATGTTATTAAATACCTGCAAAGCAAATCCTATTCTACCTTTTGGATAGACAATTCGGTCGCGGCAGCCAATACAACTCTGCTCGGTGGTTTTTGTGCTCTGTTGTGAGCTTGTGTTGCACTTGCCGTAAATTTTGCATTCATGAATAGTGGACCTCGAATCGCATCCACAGCCTTCGCTTGCGATCGGTAGCCCGCGATTGGCGCAAGGTATCGCGTTAGCATTGCTTTGGAGTTGCGAGTTAACCCAATTGGGATTGTGAGCAATTCCTCCACAACCACAAAAGACCCTTTTGCGGACATTGCGTAGAGATCTAGTTTTCCCGCATTGTTGACAGTGATATTCAATCATGGTGGAGGTGGTGGTGGGCAAGCATCAATGACTGGTGGTTCGATAGTTACTATTGCAGTTCCTAATTGACATAGCTCATCAATGTCATCGCAGTCTGCGTAGTACGTGAAGATTCCTGGCTCAGACCATATTCCGCGAGTCGAAACAACTAATGTTGCATCTCCGCCAATGTATGGGCCGCAAGTCGGATAGTATTGGTCGTCGGCACAATCTACATCTACTTTTACACCGTTTCCGAAGTTGTAGAGAAAGATTTTTCGATTGTAGTAGCGTCGACCGTTTGGTACTGGAATGCGTCCTTCCATCGATATTTCTACAATCACATAGTGTCCTGGTGTGATGGTGTAGTTATTGCAAATGTAAAGCTCGTTTGTGCCACCGAGCAGCGTGTACGCGTTTGGAAATGTGATAGAACTTGTTGTGCCTGATGTGTAGCTGGTTTGTTCATTCGCGACAGCAACGCGCACAAAAACCTGCCTGACAATTTGCCAGTTATTGCAAGTGAAGTTTTGCGGTGTGCCGCAAGTGTCAAATAACAGGAATGGAGGTGATGCTTCCCGAACCCTCCAAGTTGTTGAGCAACCATTCGAGAAGTCGTGTATAAAGCTCGAGTTAAAGACATCGCAATTACAGTTAAACCCATACCGGCATTCTGTAGTGTTAGGAATAAAGGATGGGATCGTAATTACATCACCAACTCCATCGATCGCGACCTCGATGGATTGCCACTCGAGGCACTGACCACCATTGCATGAGTCATCCCAGCACCTGAAGCAGTTTGTTGTTGATGGAGACACGCATGCGTCTGGGATACATGGTGGCGTACAGCAACAATCAGAATTGGTCGCAACTTGACCACTTCTTATTAGTGGCAAGCCTCCTAGAAATTGGATACTCATTATGCTGGTGGGCACTCCGTTCCGGTCGTCCAGGTAGTCCAAGTGCAGCCGCGTTTGTATTGCAGATTACTACCATCGAGTCGAAGGTCTGTTACAGGAGGAGCTTGGACGATAAGACTACCGCTTTTTGCATCACGATACCCGCAAGTGTAGATACTACCAGGAATGCTTGTGCAATCGATGTTGTACCCAGTCTCTGACGAGAACTGGGTCAATGTTGTGCCGCTTATTTCGTGAAGTTCAACCGTGGCTGTTCCAGGTGTTGTACCTGACAGGGCTGGTACACCACCGCTTGGTGTTTTCACAATAAAGGTTGCAACGGGCTGCAAAGGGATGGGAATCCATTTGCCAGAGACGTACTCTCGGATGACACCGATTGATTGGCTTGATGGGATACTGAAATTGAGATGGTTGTACGCAGTCTCTTCGACGGACGTTGTGACGACAGTTCCATTCTCGTATTGTTGCAGTTTAATAGTTACGCTAGTCGGAGTTGTTTCGGTTCCTGGTGACAACTCCGCCTGAGTTTCTGCAATTGCAACCCTGCGATTCTCAGGTCGACCACTAGCACCACCTCCGCCTTGCCCTTGCTCGCGCACAAGGTTTCGCAGTTGTATTGCTAGTGGTTTCGTGAATCCAAAAGGAGTGTCGTCGGCCATTAGGTTTCAAGAGCCTCGATTTGTAGGCGACTTGTTCCAGTAGTGGTTTGCACTCGAACTGTTACCGAAGGAACCAGCGGAACAACAGCAGGCTCACCAGCCTTGAGCTGCATGAACGACACCAGCGCGGTCCCTGCGCCGATGTTGATCGGATTGGTGCCAATGTTTCGAAACAACGCCCATCGCGGTGCTGATACACTGCCGAAACCAACTGTAGCTTCGGTTGTGGTCACATCCACACTGCCAGGGTTTGGTCCGCGAGCCGTAGCTTGATCGGCTGAGACACTGTAGCTCTTGTTGAACGATAGGTTGCCATTCGTCACGGAAAGTCCTGCGGTGATACGGATCTCGTTTGCCATAGTTATGCCTGCGATATTCTGAGAAATGAAAAGTCGACTGATTTACGGATAGTGTGAACTTTCAAAACAAAGTCGTCTGTCTGGTCAGAGATAAAGTCGCCTGACTCGTCAATCTTGCCAAGGTCGCCACTATTCAGTTTTGTGTCTTCAAATGGTTCGCTGTTAACATTGATGGTGTCAAGTTGTGGGATATAGTAGTCCCATCCTCCATAGACACCACCTGGATCGGTGACATTCGCTGGATTGCCATTCGTGACCTGCCATACTGTATTGGGGAACTCAACGACCTTGTATCGCAATTCAAAATCAACCTTCCAACATTCGTATCCGTTTGTGACGCCATATTGGGCATCTGCGACAGTCAGTAGCCAACTTCGAAGGATATTGGAGCCTAAGAATGTGTCATCATTTAAAACGTCATGGTACTCAGTTATCAGATCATAGATCGTCAGTGTTGGTGGCATGTACTGAGTAAACTTCAGTACCGGAATAAGCTTTTGGATCGTCAGTGGAGATGCGTATGGTCTATTGGCAAGGTTTTTTTCATGCCAAAGGACATCTTCATACTGCTCGAAGTTGAATCTAACGATTGCATTCCAAGTTGTTGGGTCTTGCGAATCGCCTTCATTACCTCCGGTGTCATTTTCGTTGTTTTGCGGTTCGTTGTCGAAGTCGGCAGAGACTGTCCAGTATTTGTTGTTGGTTTCCCACTGCTGCGCAGATTTCTTTTTACATGTCAGTGCAAGAGGCACACCGTCAAAGTTGTAGAATAAGTTGACCGATGGCAATCCTGCTGTCACCAATACATCGCCTTCACCAGCGTTTCCGCTCTGGTCATAGACGAGGTATTCTCGAGTTGCTGAATAGACCAGCCTCTGCCCATCCGTGGAGACATCGATGTTTTTGCCTTTTTTCTGACCGACAAGTGTTGTCATTAGTTGATTAGTCCGATTGCTGGTTTTTCATTAAGAGCCTTCAGTAGAGCGTTCGCTTGCTCTTGCGCGATCCTCTGGCGGCGCTGTTCTTCCAACTGTTTAGCTTGCATATTCGTCTGTGTTCTAGTGACAAGTTCGTACGCCTCTTTAGTGCCCATTGACACGGCTTTTGGTAGTTCGGTAGAAAAGCTATCTTGAGAACTTTGTCCCTTGGTCAAAAACTTAGACGCCTCATCAAGACTAAGGAATTTGAATCTCACAAGATCTACAAGTTCTGCGACTTGTTTAGCCTGTTGTTCTGCTGGCGTCATGATGGAGTCGCGGATAGATTCGGCACGTTTTCGTCTACCTTCTTCAATTGATTCAGCGAGTTTCTCAAACGACTTTCTGATTTCATCAGCTCGCTTCTTGATGTCCTCATCAATTCGCTGCGCGATAGGTACGATTACATTGCGACTAAGGTCTTTTGCTTGATCGAAGAAAAACTTAAAGCCCTGCTTGGTGTTTTTTATGACCTCATCAGAGATAATTGGAATTGACTCTGCTTTAGACTGAAAGAAGTTCTGCGCTTCATCCAGTTGCTTCAGTCTTTCTTGTGCTTTTTCAACCTCTCTCTCTGCAAATGTCTTTCCTGTAACAAGGTTTTTCTGAATTTCAGCTAACTGCCTTGCGTCTCGGCTTTGCGTAAACGCTTGCCCAATGATAGATGGTCCGCCTTGCATCAATGCACGCAAGTCGGTTCGCATGACATTGATGCCCTTGCGGAATTGTTGCAGGTTTTCGTTCGCCTTTTCTGCTGTCTCTGGGCCTTGGATGGCATCTATAGCAAGTCCAGCGAGTTCCTCTTTTATTTTTGTAATTTCGCTTTTGACTTTATTCAGCTTGCCAGATAATTCATCAGAAAGCTTTTCTGCCATACCAAAAAAGCGACCGCCAGCTTCAGTAGCAGTTCGGAAAGCTTCAGCAACCATCTGAACGGTAATCTGTCCGTTTTCCATTTCTTTTCTGAGTTGCGCCATGCTCTTGCCGGTAGTTCTCGCGATCTCAGCAAGAGGGTTGAAACCAGCATTGACAAACTGGAGCGTTTCTTGGCCTGTTAAACGTCCTGCGGCAGCTACTTGACCGTATGCGATTGCAAGAGATTGCAGTCGTTCGGAGTTGCCAGAGGAAACGATTGCAAGTCTTCGCATTGCAGGTTCTAGTTGCTGTGCCGTAACACCAAACTGTGCCATCGTTACAGCACCATTTAAAACGGCTTCACTTGTAAGACTCATCTGTGCAGCAATTGAGCGAAGTTGCTCAAACATGACCTTGGCTTTGCTGGCACTGCCAAGAGTGACTTCGAGTTTAATTAGGGCCGATCTCATATCCATGTATGCTGTAACAGAGTCGCGTCCAAACTCGATAATCTTCTGTCCTGCTGCAAAGCCTGCCGCGCCTGCAGTCAAAGCGCCTATAGGAGATAGTCCACTTGCAAAGCTAGTGGCGAACTGACCACCTCGACTCATTTCTCCAGTAGCACTTTGTAGATTGCGGATTTGTTGTGCTGTGGCTTTCGAAGCAGCGGCAAATTGCTCTTGGCTTATACGGCCTTTGTCAAGTTCAGCACGAAGCTTTTCTAGCCGCATGCGAAGTTGATCAACAGGGCTCATAGACTCTCGAAGAATAGCGTTAACCATGCGCTGTGCGCGTGCTCGCATCGCTGCTTCTTTTTCAAGTTCTCGCTCTCGATCGCGTGCGGCTGCATCAGCGGCCTGCTTTTCTTTTTTGCGAGCATTTGCGGCAGTTTGTGCATCACGTTCGTCGAGCTTTGCCGAAGTCTGCCGAGCTGCTCGTCGACGTTGCATTTCTTCTTGCAAAAGCTTTTCGTTTAAATCGGCGGTTTGTTTTGCTGTTTTTGCTGCTTCGTCATTTCTTCTTTTCTCATCTTCTGCTGTGATTTCTGCGGCTTTTTGACGGTCGTTTCGCTTACGGTGAATGCGCTCGGCGTCAAGTTTTGCCTCTAAATCAAGTTGTGCCTGTGCTTGCTCTCTCTGTTGCTTTTCAAATTCCTCTGCCTGTTTTGCAATAGCCTTTAAAAGCTCTGCCGCTTCCTTTTCCAGTCGGACTTTGTGATCGATATATGACTTTTTCCGCGCAAGACTTCTCTGCTCAAAAAACTCCTCTACATCAGACAGTTGCTGCATTAACTGCTTCTGTTGGTCGTTTGCTGCTTTCTGAGTTGCGACCTTTTCGTTCGCCATGTCCTTGTCTATTTTCTTACTTAAGGCAGCAGCTTGTCTCTCACGTTCAATTCGTTCTTGCAAGACAAGCTTATCGACTTCAGCCTGACGCTTCGCAGAGGCTGCCGCAGCGGCCATGGCATCGTCTCGGCGTCGAGTTTCCTCAAGTTGCTTCATGGTTGCAGCAAGCTCAGGAAGTCGTTTGGCAACAAAGTCAATAGCTTCTGCGTACCGACCGGCAGCCTTTTCAGCCTCTAGATAAGTGTTAACTGCGGATATGGTGACACGATCCGTGAATACTGTGGCTTCACCATGTTTTTGAATCTGCGCAGCGACTTTAGCTAGCTTAGATTCTAGCTTTTCAACCGGAGTCATGGTCTTTGCGAACTCACGACTTAGGCTAGCCATGTCAGTCCGCAAAGCCTTGACGCCTTGAGTGTTGGCTTGCACGTCGATTCGGATGCCACCGTACTGAATGATCGCCATGCAAGTCTCACTTCATTAAACGCAAACCAGCCACTGTTTTCTTTTCGATCGACTGTGCCGATTCAACCTTTTGCTCATGCTTATATCGCAGTCGCTTAGGTAGAAAGTCGTTGTCGCTCATCAGTTCCATTTGCACTCCGTTGGCACTTGCGAAGAACGCCATAAACCTCTGGATCATGGAGACAACACTTGCATATTTACGCATGTCGTCATCGTGTGGATTCAGAGAATAAAGCGAATCGTAAGCCTCCCAGAAGTCCAAAATTTTCGGGTCGACGCTATCCATAAACGCCATGACATCGAGTTCACCTGCACGCAAGCAAAGTTCAGCCGCGATCCTTAATCTTGCGTTGCTTCGGATTTTTTTCTCAAGTCCTTGCGGTACTCAGCGTCAAATCCGATGTGTTTTCGGGCTTCATCGCCAAGCACTTCCATGTCCAGCGAATCGATCGATGCCAAGATCTCATGCTCATGGTCGAGAAACATTCTCTTGTTGTCGTTATCGACCAGCATGCGACACAGAAGCATCATGGTGCCGTACGTCAACTTCTCTCGATCGAGGTCGCCTTTTTTGTCGAGCAAACTGGAGTTGTACTCGGATCGCTCAAGCTCGGTCAGGCTTTGCAGACGGGCGACACCACCACTTGGTAGATTTACTTCGGTGTAACGTCGCTTCGTTTTTTGAAGCAACCCTTCTCTCGATAACACATCACTCATCTTCGTCTTCTCCTTCGATCAAATTAAGGTGCCTTCCAACCTCTTCATCACTTGGAGCAACTGCCATTGGAGCAGGAGCGCCCATGTGCTCTTCGACGCATTTCTTCATTTCGATCAGCATCGACTTCGGTAACTCCGCAAAAATGTTAATCGGAGCGCCAGGGTCTTTGCCAACATAGCCGACATGCAGCCCGTTGGCATAAATCATCCACTGGTTGTGCTCGACCTCAACGGGACCAAAAATGGTTCGCTGAATGCCTTTGTGCGGTTTAAGATCAATTTTATACACTAGAAAAGTTCCTTAGCCCAAGGAAATAACTTACGCCGACTTAGTAAAGGTCGGGCCTGTCCCGCCATCAAATTTGAACACAAAAGTCGCTTCTTGCAAATTCCCGAGTTGCAGGTTCGGAAACGCAAACGACTTGAAGTACCCCGTTCCAGCTATATTGGCAGCGGTAGTCTCATTTGAGGTCGTTGTAGTGGAGGCCACCTTGCGGAGTGGGAAAGTAATCGTGCAGGTCTCAGTCACTGTTGCAGCAACCACCGGCAGATCGATCGAGGTTGGCATTAGACAAGTGACACTAACCTCTCCTGGTTCAACCAAATCGCTCGGGACGAACTCTTTATACGCCGTGGTATCAAGCGTAGATTTCTCAAGATCCTCAATTGACCAAGTTGGCAATTGAATGGAGCGGATCTTCGCAGCGAACGTGGTGCCAGAAAAGCTGATCGTAGCACCTGCTCCTGTGTCTGCGTGTGTTTCAGTAACGGGCATTACTCGGACTCCTATTGGTCAGAAAACGAGACGGAAAATTCAATAACAGTCACGTACCGACGATCGTCTCCGCCATCGGTCGCTTGTTCGGTATAAGTTCTCGGGCCTGTGGCTACCATGCAGTCGTAGATGTTAACGCCACCATAAACACCACGGAGGCGTGCTGTTGGTCCCGCAACGTAGTCCATGATCGTGTCAGCAAGCGACTGTGATCCACTGCGCGTGCTAGCGTAGCACTCAATTTCAACCCTCGAGGTAGCAAAGCCACAGCGTCCCCAATCGGCAGTTCCACCGGTTGAGATGTGATGCTCATTTCGAGTCGTGATCACGCTGTACGCACATGCTGGTAGGCCACAATTCTGCGGCAACTCGTCTGGATAGAATTTAGCCGAAGTTCCGCTGCCGATAATCGATGTGACCGCAGTGCCAGTGTTGTTGAGTAAGTAGCTTCGTAATGCAAAATCTGGCGTCACTTTTTGAACTCCAGTTGAAAACCACGCTCGAACTCACTCATCATCATCGAGACGACAGCAGGAGTTGCTGTATCGTTGATTCTCTTGGCGACCCAATCTTTGGTCTTCCGGCGAGCACGATAACGCTTTGGTCCACCTTGAGGTCCAGACCAAAAGCTCATCATGCGATCCGTAGTGCCCATGTAGTCGAAAAACAACTTATTACCAGGACTTCGGCCTGTCGTATCCATCAGTTCTGGACCAACCCATACCGAGCTGTTGACTCGATCCCAGTGCCGAACATTAGTGTTGATGGAACTGACAACATCCGGCACACCCGCCCATTTCGCCTTATGCTTTCGAGATTGCTTATCTCGATCAGCATCATTACCCATCGGCACCTCTGAGTACCAAGCATCCGTGAGCATCGCAGATGCCTTTGGGATTGCGGTCTTTCGGAGATGTGCAGCGATCTTGCGCGGAGTCGACTCTACCTTTTCGATCATTGCGTTGATCTCTCGCATATCCATTGTGATACGGAATTTTGCAAGTGTCATTGCACGCCTCCGTTATCAACCACGCTGCAGTAAAGCTCAAGATATCTCTTGTAGCCTGCGACCTGTTTTACATGCGTGATGCCGTAATAGACACCATCAAAGTAGATTCTCATCATGGGACCGTAACCGGCGCGATAACGCACGATGAAGATCGCCTGTGCCTGAGCTTCAACCTGAGATCCTCGGAATCCCTCACCACCTCGTCCATCGGTAAACGCGGCCGGAACATTCAAGCCAAAGTTTGACCAAGTTCGAGTTGGCTGTCCTGTCGTCAAATCCGCGACCTCGAGCATTTGCTGCACGATGATGCGGTGACGCATTGGACCGATCTGTTGATTCCGATTGCCTTGGTAAATGCTCATGGATAGCTAGGCCTTAGAAATCGCGTTACCAGATATTCATACGCAGTCCCAAGCTTCAAGTTCACCGATGTTGGTTCGCCTCGGTGCTCAAAAAGCAAAGTTGCCATCAGCAGCATGGCTTGCTTATGTATTTGAGGAACATCCGAAGCAGTCGCACCGTAACCTGTAACATATCGAACCTCTACTGCATCCCAGCGATCGGCCAAATCAG